AAAGATAGTACCGCGAAAAAAGGTGAATATTTTAAATAATAAAATTTTAAAATAAAAAAAGAAAACCCCGCTACAAGCGGGGTTTTTTATTGTAAATATATAAAATGACATTTTTAGAATTCTTCTTATTAAAAGAACAATATCCATTTGCTTTAAAATTAAGTAAAAGCGAAAAAGCATCGATTTCTACTAATACTAGTTCTATTGGTGGTGTTAACCATAGACATCAAAAAACACTACCAGGTGAAAATCAAGTGAATGGTAAAACTAAAAATGTTAATATGGTTGCTAGGTATCTAACCAAACAACCAAGTATAGTATCAACATGCATACAAACTAAGAGGGATCAGCCTTTGAGTTTTGAGGCCGCTCTAGGAGTGTGTAAGGATATATTTAATGATACTCGCGCAATGCCAACTCCAAACTCACGAGAAAAGGGTTTACGCGAAACTGGCGTTTATTTAGTATTAAATCCTGATAATAAAACTTATCGATTAACATTTAGAGGAGTTCAAAATGGAAAATCTTAGATTCTTAGATAAATCCAGAAACGGTCAAGAAAGAAAAAATATTTCCAATTGGTGGAAAGAACAAATTAATATATATGGACAAGAAATTATGTATTATACTAATAATGCACAATTAAGTACGATGAATTCTTTATATGGAGAAGATGTTATTTCTGGATACTCCGAAGGTCAAAAACTAATCATTCAAATAAATTTAAATAATGATGCATATCTTCTATCTAAATTTGGCATTTTAGCGGATAGTGATATGAGTGGAGTTATACATCCAGAACTTTTCACGAGTATTTTTGGTATTTTATCAGAACCTAAAATGGGTGATTTGATTGAATTATCTGAATTTGGTTCGGATAGACTTAACTATCCAAAAAGAGGACCTACTATTTATGAATTAACCGAGGTAATCGATGAATTCCAATTAAATGCAATAGCGGGTCATTATGTTTGGTTCTTTAAAGCTAAAAGATACGACTTCTCCCACGAAACAAATTCTCCTGGACCTGGAGTTGGTAACACTCCAAATGATGATAATGATATCATAGAAGAAATTTCAAAGCAAAATTTTGATTACGAAGAAGATAATCCATGTAGTAATACATCTGTTTATGGGGATTATTGATCTTTTACCTTTTCAATAGAATCATCAAAATAAAAATTGATATTATATTCTTGTTCTAATAGTTTTCTCAAATACATATCCTGAGTTGTTTCGATGTATTTGCTTATAGCTATCGGTTTCAACTTAGATTTAAATGATAATCCTCTCTGTTCTGCTTTATCTGCTATAAGATTAACAGCTTCATATAAAGCAATCCATCTCGCCCATGTAGATGATTCTTCATGTATTGCAGACCATGGTTTTTTATCTTTTTTATATTTCATATTAAATTATTATCTAGATCTTCTTTGTCTTGTAGTGACACACCTTTTGAAGAAACGGGTAATGACATAATTTCAGTTTGTCTTGCTACTACAAATTGTATTTTTACTGAATTTTTCTTTTGACATTTAACACATAAAAATTCAGAAGTGTCTATTTCATCTGGTAAAAATGTCATAATATTTCTATGATTACAATATGCACAATCTAATATAGTTGATAGAGGTTCCAATACATCCAATTCTTTTTGTAGTGTTTGATGCGCTAGATATGAATTTATTGCATTACCTATAAATGAAAATAGAATATATTGACATGAAAATGATAATAAGAATATAGTAATAAAATTACCTCCTATATTCATACCACACCATCCTATTACTGTGGATAAGGTTAATACTATCGCTGTAGATTTTAAAATTCTTTTCGTATTTTCTTTCATATAATATATGATATGAAAGTTTTTAAAAAATGTCAATGATTATTTCGGTAATCTAATTTTTACCTGAGTTCTTTTAAATAAATCGGGGTTATTATCTTCTGAAGCATTCATTTTAATTTCTGGTGTTTTTTCTACCCCTAATTCAGAAATTTCATCTATTCGGAATGCTACTTTTTTAATTGCGTTTAAAATTTTTCTAGAAAAATTAGATATTTTTTTAAACTCATTTTTCTGGTTTATATTTAAAGCTTTATTATTTTTATATGAATCTTGTAATTTCTGAATAGCAGAAACTATAGAAACAAACCCATTTGATAATTCATCATTTATAGTTTGGAGTTCCCAAGGTACGGATGGTGGATTACTGGGTTGCGGTGACTCTAATTCAGATGCTCCTAAATTTTGGTATGAATAATTATACCCATCCTTAGTTGATGCGGGTGCAAAATCTTTTCTAGGCGCAGAGCTTGTAGCACCATATTGTTTATTAATATTAGTATCGTATATTTCGCTTACTAATTTTTCAAAATTCATTTTACAATGCCTACTTTAGATAAATTTCCACATCTCGCGCAAATCCATCTACATTCATTTACAACTTCTTTTGTTTTTGGATTTTTGATTTGACTGACTTTACCTTGTACATGTGCTCCACAAAATGTGCATCCAATTGGTTTATTTTCCAAAACCTGATATTGATAATTATTATTCATCTTAATACTTACTTATTTAATTCCCGGTTTCCATACTTCTTTGGTTGTTTCTTCAGTTTTATTAGCATATGGCGTTAATTCTTTAAACTTATGTGTGATAAATCTACATAGTTCGGATCTAACGATATCAGCTTCAGTTAACTCCATACAGAATATACCATTTTCTTTAGATTCATCATTATTAAACAAATCATATACTTTAGAAAATCCAGATTTTCCAGCAGGAAGATCACTTTGTTCCGGATCTCCGCATAAAAATACTTTTGAAAATTCACCAATTCTACTCATGATAGTATGAATCTCTCTAGTTGAGAAGTTTTGAATTTCATCTGCACATATAAATTTAGCAGAAAAATGTAACCCTCTCGCAAAATTTATAGGACAAATAGTTATTCTATTATCTTTTTGTAGTCTATCCACCTGAGCTTTATTTAAAAGTTCTGAGAATTTATCGTGGAATGGTGTAAGATACACATTAAATTTTTCCATAATATCTCCAGGGAGAAATCCTAATTTAGAATCTGAAGATTCAACTGCGGATCTAACCAATACGAGATCTGATATTCTCTTTTTATTCAGAAGAGTTAATCCACAATACATCGATAAAATTGTTTTGCTGGTCCCCGCAGGACCTTTTAATAAAAGAACTTTTGTTTTCTTATCTAGAAAAGTAGAAATAATTTCTTTTTGTTTATCAGTCCACGGTAGTTCTTTAATTGATAATTCATAATTTATTTTTTCCTTTTGAAAAACATATGGAGAATTATCTTCCGTTGGTTTGATTGCGTTTTCGTTCTTTAGTTCTTGCGAACTAACTGACTTTTGAAGACGGACTTTTTTTTGTTTCATTAAGAAATTTTTATGCTTTAGGTGCGGTGCTGTATGCAGACTCTGGGGCTTTAACTGTGCTAGAATTTGATTGTGTTGTATTGGTAGTTGTTGATGGTTTATTGTCAGGATTTGTTTGTTCCGGTTGTTGGGTTTGATCTTGTTTTTTAAAAAAACCATTTTGTTCTAGAACTTTATATGCTTCTTCGGGTGTTTTAACACCGAATGCTGCTACTAATGCTTTATCAAATTCTTCTGGTGTTTGTTTAACGTTTCCCTTTATTAATACCCCCGCTACCGTATTCATAACATCGGTAGCATTACGGAGTTGAGGGTTTGATGCAATAGGACCTTTTGCCGCAGTAGGATTAAAAATTATATTACCCTGTTCGGTTATATAGTTTTTAATAGTATCGTTAAATTTATTCATAATGTTATTATATTATATTTACTTTAATTTACAAGAAATATATATTACCAATTTTTACAACTTAAATATTTGGCTGTTCCTGGTTTTGCGGTTGAACATTTATGACGTGCGCGAAATGATTTTTTCCTTTTAGTATTTCCACTTTTTCCAGTAACCTTTACTCCCTTTTGTCCGAAATGAACTCTCTTATATCCTTTACCTTTTGGATTTTTTACGCACTGCATCCATTTCTTTCCCTTTGCGGTTGATGATGCTTTTTTAGTTGGTCCGGTGCATTTAGATTCTTCTAAAATAGAAGAAACTAGTAGATCAAATTTATGGGTCTTCATAATTATAATTATACTTAAATTGTAATTTTTAAACAAAATATAAAAAAGTGATATTCTATAATGGTAAATATATATAACATATGTCAACAAGAACTATATCATCACCCGGCGTTCAGATAACAGAACAAGATCTTACTTTAACAACTCGGCCTCTCGGAGCAACAGATATTTTATTAACTGGCTTTGCGCCTCAAGGACCTTCTGAAGATGTAGTGGTAATATCTGATATTACTGAATTTGAAGATATTTATGGTGTTCCCACCACTCCAGCCGAAAGATATTTATACCATTCCGCAAAACAAATTTTAAATACTTCTCCTGCCAATCTTCAAATATGTAAATTACCATATGGTCCCGATGCGGGAACTGGATATTCAAATCAATATAGTGCTTTAGTATATCCAGTTACTGGTTATAGTGAAACCGTTCAAACATTATCAACATATAAATCAGTAACTACAAAAACAATAGTTGGATTTAGTCTTGATGAGTTATTAGCTAGTTTTAAATCTTTAGGATATACCGATTTAACTTCTACAGGTGATCTATTAATTACAACAGGTCAAACTATCACTTCTTCATTAGTCAAAACTGCGTCTGCATATTCGGTTCTACAATCTAATGGTAATACCACATGGTATTTACCATATTCTACACTCGCTTTTGATGCTAGTACTTTTGTGTCTTATCCAAGTGCATTATCAGAATGTAACAGATATGAATTACAAGAACCAATTTCAATATTAATTGATGATACTTTACATTCAAATATATTATCTAATAATATTGACTGGAAAGATAGAACCGCTGGTTGGTCCGTTGCGCTATCTTCTAGTGGTACTCAATATCTAACATTTTCAACCGCAAATGGATTAAGCAGCATAAAATCAGCAGATGATTTTTTCAAAGCTGGTCTTATAGTTATAAATGAATCTAAAAGAAGTGTGAACGATGGTTATGAAGGTTATTATATTGGTATGTGTGATAACATTAATATTAATCCATCAACTGATTATGATAGCGTAACTGCCGTATATACTACACAATCTCAAATATCGTCAATTAACGAATCATTCGCTAAACAATCCTTTTTAAGGATACCCGAATCTCGATTTAATTTCAAACTAACTCAAAAATATACAGAATTTGGTAGTAATAGTATTTCTGAAAAATTAGAATCAATCCCAACCGGTTTTGATTTTAAATCTGATAGTTATGATGATAGTTTAGTTATTGCTCTTTTCAGATTAAAAACTTCGATATATAATCAAGATACTGTAACTCTAGATTATAATATAGTTGAGGGTTATACCGGTTCCATATGTTCCAATAGAACACAAAATAATCCAGCATTCGGATTACCAAAAACTTCATTCATTGATACGCAAGTATTTAATAAATCATCTAATCTTAGAGTTATAACTAATCCTTATATATCTAATGCTCCTAATTGGTCAACTAGTGTTGGTAAACCAGCTAAGAAAATTAGACTTAGTTCTAAAATGAAATCTTTATATCCATCAAGTGTTTATATTGCAAGTAATAATAATAAGTCTAAAGATTTAGGAAATATTCCTCTTAAATTACAAAACGTTTTAAATCAGATTCAAAATCATGATTCTATAAATATAGATGTAGTTGCTGAAGCTGGATTGGGTACTATTTGGGCTGGAGCAAAAGCAAGAAGAGAAAGAGAAAATGATACAAAAGAATTTATATATGATGATACATATTTTGTAGATACTACTGATTTAAAATCAACAACTGGTGAAATCGTTACGGGTATAAATTCCGATTACGGTTCTGTTTGTAATAAGTTTACAACCTTTGCGAATGAGAGAAAGGATCATTTATTTATCGCAGACCCACTACGACATATCTTTATTCAAGGTAAAGACTATAAAACAGTAAACCGTAAAGGGTTTATATTCTCCACCGATATATACTGGGCTATTAGAAATCAATTTGCGGCATATCAATCTAGTTATATGGCAACATATAGCAACTGGTTGAAAATTTCAGATGATTTTTCAAATGAAGGAGCGTGGGTTCCTCCATCTGGATTTATATCCGCTATTATTGCATCAACATCACAAATCCATTTCCCATGGACTGCTCCTGCGGGATTGAATAACGGTACATTAACAAATGTTTTAGATATTGGCGTTGATGCTACACAAAAACAATCTGATATTCTATATAAAATAAACGCTAACCCAATATCATTCTTTGGGACTGATGGGTTCGCGGTATTTGGTCAGAAAACATTATTCCGTAAACCATCTGCGTTTGATAGAATTAATGTGAGAAGATTGTTTTTAACATTAGAAAAACAAACAAAAGCATTGTTAAAATATTATGTTTTTGAACCTAACACATTCTCAACTAGACAACGATTGATTGGTTCATTGATACCTATATTCGATAAAGCCAAAATGAATGATGGTTTATATGAATACCAGATAGTTTGTGATGAAAGAAATAATACGCCAGAAGTTATTGATAATAATGAACTTGCTATTTCTATCTATATTAAACCAGTTAGAACTGCTGAATTTATATTAGCAGACTTTATTGGTACGAGAACTGGTGTTGTATTTTCTGAATTAATCGGATAATAACAATATAACAAAATAATAACAACAAAAAATAAAAACTTCACGGTTTTTATTTTTTGTTGTATAGTGTAGTCGTGTTTATGGTGTATGTTTTTATCATACATCATAACCCCCGATGTTTTATATATTAAAAACTCTGATTTTTTAATAAAAATATATATCTAAATATTATATTTCATTAACTGACATATAAACATATAAATCATTATCAAAAAATAATATTTTTAACTGAAAAATCACATAAAATGTATGCAAAATAGATAAGTATTTTTACATATGTCTGGATTACTAAACACATCAGGAATTGAAAATTTTTATAATGCTGCTGCAACAAATGATTTTGCACGTCAAAACTTATTTAGAGTAGTTTCGTTAGGAGGAAATCGATTTACTACAAATGAATTAATGTATGTAACTGCCACAACATTACCAGGTAGAGCTATAAACAATATACAAGTTCCTTTCATGGGATTACAATTCAATGTCCCAGGAACTGCTCAATATCCAAATTCAAATGGTTGGAATATTACATTTAGAATACCTCAAAATCTATCAATAAGAAGAAAATTTGAAGATTGGACTAAATCCGTATTCGATGATTCCACTAGTACTGGATCATACAATATCCCCAGTAAAGATTCAGACAATCAAGTTATTTTAACTCTCATCGATAAACGAGGAAATGCATTAAGAAATTATACTTTATTTGGTGCTTATTGCTTAAATACTGGTGATATGACATTAGATATAACGACTGCTGGTGATATTATAACTCAACAAGCAACAATAGCATATCAATATTGGAGATTGACTTAATTTTTTACAATAAAGCTATAATAATATGTTAGAGCGATATAAAAGTCCATATTCATATTATTTAGAACTACTAGGACAATGGCCAACTGGTCTTGCTTTAGCGAGTCAATGGTTTATATCTTTTAATCTGGATTCTTTGAAAAGATCTCAAATGTTTGGAGATCTTTCTAGAAAAATAAATATTTTTGAAAAACAAAGCGATTGGAATCTAAGTAGAGACGGCGCATTATATTTAACTAGTGATAGTTTACATCATTCGGATAGCAATCTGACTGGATGTATTTTTGCAAATCAAGTTATTTTACCGAAGGAAAATATAAACATATCTAAGGGTAGTTTATCTTATGGTGGTTATCAAGCGCCATCTGTTGCGTCCACTAGAAGCGAACATGACACTTTAAGTGTTACTATGTTAGAAACCAATGCTTCATTTCTGGATTTAATAATAAGACCTTGGATTATTTCAGTTGGATATTATGGGCTTTTGGCTAGAGATGTAGATTCCCCCAAGCGAGTAAAAATAGATAATGTTGATGTTGTAATGTTAGCTAAAGCTGGACAATATAATAAAATGCAAATAAGAAAAGTATATAGATTTTATAACGTAGCTCCAATTTCAATTGAAGGCGAAACTTATTCATATGCACCAGAAGGTTTAAAATATAGTACAGTTTCGTTTTGTTATGATAACTATAGTGTGTCAGATGCCGGTACTAGATTTTTACTAGATCTTAAGTAATTTATTTTAAATGATATATTTTAATCATATATTAGAATTACCTTATTCAAAGGTGATTTTAAAATTTAAAGAACTAACGACGACACAACAACTTTTTTTATGTAAGTTAAACCTTTCTTTACAAAATTCACCATCAGAATTATATGATTTTTATATTTCAACTCTAGATATTATATCAGATTGTGTTAATAATTATCAAGATTTTAAAAAAATAGATATACTTGAATATGTTTTATTTATGACAAAATTAAGATGTATCAGTAATGGTAATATTATAGAATTTATGGTATCTAATGAAAACGATGAATTTGCAAAAAAGAAAATAATTTTAAATTTAAATCATTTCATTAAAAAAATATTAGACTTTAACGAAAATATATTAAACGGTGAAAATAATTTGATACAAGAAAAAGATATAAATGTCTTATTAAAGTGGCCGTCTATTAACTGTATTGAAATGTTTTTGAAGTTATTAAAAAATGAAAATGTAAATTATGATTTTTTAGATGATA